CGCAACCGTCTAAACCATTCTTTGTACATTTGGTATAGTGTGAGCTACTGGTGAGGCTCTTGCCTTGACAAGATGAGAGAACCGAAATAGTTACTACTAAGATGAGAGCGGTTAAAAGTGTTTTTTGATTTTTCATTGTGTTATATATTAAATTGTTTGTGCCTTATTGCCCGACAAACATACACCCTTTTTTCATATTGTCAATACCTACACCCCATTTTTTAACATTCGTTAACAATTATCCTTGTAACTCGTTGATTATCAACAAAAGATTTTTTGTAATAAATGCGATATTCTTACAAAAGTAAACACAAGAAAGCAAAAAACGTACTCTAAAAAACGACTGGTAAATGGAATTTTGCACCCTTTTGAGGGGGAGTGTTTAGGGGTTAAATTGTGGGTGGTGGGGGTGCTACTTACTCAACCTATTCACTACCTACCTTCTCACCTACTTTGCGCCTACTTTGCACGCGTTGCGCCCATACTTTATACTATATATAAGGTATGTTAACTGCTCAACCTTGTGCTGGATATCTACCCTTTACCTATTTAACATATATTCACGCTATACATAACTATTTATTATGTGTTTTCTTTCCTTTCTAGGTGAGCGGAAAAAAACCAAGCCTTTCTACTCAAACCTTCATTTACCAATTCCCAATTATTCGAGGGTACCCATTCCGTAAAAACCGAGTTCGGTGGGGGTGGTGGGGTGGTAGGATGGTGGGGGGACTACCCCTCTCATACGTTCATATTTTCCCAAAACCATTTCACGCTATTCCTTTTCGGTACGTTCACTTTTATTAAAAACTAATTCGACTATCCCTACTGTTCGTTTCTATCCCCGCTTAGTACGTTCACTTTTCTCCCATTTCAATCTGACCACTACCATCACTTTTCACTCTCACCTAGCTATCAGTTAACACCTCTAGTTCAATCACTTACACAATGCCGTCAATTTTTTGACACTATTTATTCACAACACTTGTCAATTTTCTGATTTTAACATATCTTAGCAAAGTGTTACTAGAGTAGGGTTGTGTAGCGCAAGCGGATATTAGTAACCCTACATATATATAATAAGCCTTGATGCTAATTAACCTAAAACACATACAAGCTATATGGGAGTAAGAGAAGATGAAAGTGTCAATTATCAGTTTTCTGACACTAGCACTAAACGTAGTCGTTCTGATGCTAAGCCGAACATTAATTTGGTTAGGACTGTTAATCCGTTTCTATCGTCTTTGGAGATTAAGGCGATAAGGAAAGAGGGTGTTGGGTATAAGGATAGTGGTGAGGTGGGTAAGATAACTTACTTGGTTGAGAGGGACGTTAAAACTACTTTGTTTGCTAGTAAGGATAATCGGGAGCGGGTATTAGGGTTGTCTGCTGGTAGTTTGAGATTATTGTTTTGGATAGTTTATACTGTTGAGTCTAACCAAGACGTGTATTGGCTTAACCGTCCTAAGTATATGCGCGATGCTAATGTAAGTTTGAACACGGTAAAGACCGCTTTAGGTGAGTTGCAGTCTTGTAAGATAATACTGCCTACCGAGATTAAGGACGTTTACTTCATCGACCCTTCATTGTTTTTTTCGGGTAGTAGGTTGAGGTGCTTTGAAGAGAATGTAGTAGTTAATGATAGCAACGTTACTTTAGAGAAGAAGGAAGAGAGGGGAAGTGGTTTTGCGGTTACGACTACGGGTGTTACTGACCAGCGGTTTAGGGATGTTATAAATGATGTGTTTTAACATTTCTTACATTCTCTTTTGTTGTCTATCTACGTACATTTGTCTAAACGCAATACAATGAGTTTACTATATAAGGAAGCTAAAGACTTGAAGTATCGGGTGGAGATAACCGTTAAAGAGGAGGTTGTAAACTTTTCGTTTGCAGTAGACGGAGGTAAGAACGGTACTTGGGAGCAGTATGATGAGTACGAGTTAACCGTTGGGGAGCTGCTAGACGTTCTTCGAAACAATGATGAGTGTGGATTTGAATATAAAACAGATGAGGCATAATAGCATCATATCGCATTAAATCGTACCACGATGAAGGAAAAAGCAAGCAATATGACCTTGATACCTATTCTCCGTTCTTACTTCCTTTTGATGAAGGGAGATAATATTATTTGTAGCGTGTGTACGGTGGGTGGTAAGTTTACCACTAGCGATGGGGTGTTTCAGTCGAAAGAACAATTATTTAATTACTATATACAATGAAAAAAGAAAGCGCGGTTGAATGGCTAAAGGAACAGCTTGAAGAATATGGCTCATCCTCGCATCTAAGTTTAGACTGGTCAACATTTGATGAATTGGTTGAACAGGCTAAGGTAATGGAACGTGAGCAGATTGTGGAGGCATACCTAGAGGGTGTGCAGACAATACACCACGAAGACTATTTACCAATTATTCCTCCAACAAAAGAAGACGAGCAATGAGTAAACTAAACGAAAACATAGAACTGTTTAAGTGCTATGTAAGGGCATCTCACTTCACTAAAAGGGAAGAGGATGAAGGCACATACCACAAAGCCTATGCTTTTGCTATACAGTCGGTAGCTGGTAAAATACTTACATTCCACGTTATGACTGAATACGGTATGCTACGGTCAAGAGTTCCTATATCCGAGATATTTATGGTTGAGCCTAAGAATGACATTCCGTTTCACTTCAAGCAACTATGGGATTGTTTCTCTGAAAATGTAAGCGTAATTACTTACGACTATCTTTACGAGAAAAGGTGTCAAGTGGTCTTAAAAGACGGTAGCAAGATATGGGCTACCTACCTTATGACTGTTGATTGGTATAAAAACCCGTACTCGGATGAACCTTCTGACTACAAGTGCGGGCATATACTCATAGCTGATGATGGGTACTTGCTTTGTCAGCCTAACAATAGAATATTTTGGAGAGACTCCAACTGGGTAACAAAACAATTCCCTATGGAGCCTTCTACGTTCAAGGTTGACACTCACATTGAGTCGGTTGAGGCTCAATCCGACAAGTGGGTTTCAGAGGATTCCGATAGTTACTATTACAACATAAAACCAAATAAAGAAGGAGGTGAGCAATGAGAACTGAAAAACAACTTCTTGAAGTTATGCTATCTAACATACACCAGCTTCTAGGAGGGCTTTGTTATCTTAATGACAGATTGTATTCTCAACGTATTATTACTAGTCAAGAACACGCTGTTATTTCTAGGTACATCAGATACAACAGACCCTCAATGTTTAGTAGTTGGAATGCTTTTGAAAATTGGGGTGGTCGTTTTTATTGGTCAATAGACAATATTGAACACCGTGTTAAATGGCTAAACAAACACATTAAAAAACTATCTAAAATATGAAAGCACAAGAATTGAGAGTATTAAATAACGTATTAGATATTGAAGGAAAAGTATGCCAAGTAATGCGTGTACACGCTAAAGGAGTAGTTGGTCTTTCAGCAGTCGATGGTTCTTATAAATGGGAGTCATTCAGTTTACAAGATGATGTTAAACCAATCCCATTAACCGAAGAATGGCTATTGAAGTTTGGGTTTGATAAATGCTTAAATGGATTTTGGTGTCCAAAAGAATTACTGAATGTTAAGATTTCAAAGTTCAGTGTGACACAAATATTCCTAAGCGGTTCAGATACCGATTTAGCATTTAACGGAACTGAACACGTCCACCAACTCCAAAATCTCTACTTTGCCTTGACGGGAGAAGAACTAACAATCAAAGGAGGTGAGGAATGAAACCAAAATTAGAAAAAGCTACATTTCAGTTTTCCCAAGAAGCAAATTGCGTTTCCCCCAACAATGGGTGCGAAACACTTATCATTGAATGCGAATCTTCACTGGGCATTGACAACGACAAAAGTTGTTTCTACGTCTTAAAAACCGAAGGGTGGGCAATAGACTCCGTACAAGACCTACAAGATTTGTTTGATAGGATACAAAAATCAATAACAGATGCACAAATTCCAAGCTAAAGTAAATAAAGGCTCACTCGCCCTCACCAATCGTCCGCTTTTCAATGATACTATCGCTTGTCTAAGAGATGGGGATTACATAATGGAGATTAAGGAGAAGAAAAAGAAACGGAGTAATTCCCAAAACTCGTATTTATGGGCGGTTGTTAACCAAATGGTATGCAGACGATTGATAGAGCTGGGTCACGACGTAGACTTGGAGGAAACGCACGATTTCCTAAAAGCTAGTTTCAACTACAAGGAGGTGGTTAACGAAAACACGGGAGAGGTGTTTAAGATACCGAAAGGCACGTCAGCACTAAGCACGGAGGAGTTTAGTGAGTACATTGAAAGAGTTGTGCGGTTTGGAGCGGAAATACTAGGCATAATCATACCGTTGCCTAACGAACAAATGGAAATTTTTTAATACAAATTGTAATGCCCCGACCAAAAATCGGGGTATATTTGTAACTAATGAACTCGTAAATAGCAATCCGATGGAAGCAACACCGAAGATATACGTTACTACATATTTGCAGAGTTCCGATAGCCTAATAGCTGAAAAGGCAATGTCAATGGGGGTTAGTTTAGAGGACGCACAAAGAATGTATCCTGAACTGGCAGAGACTATTGCCGAGTGGCATCCGATAGGGCTAGACCTAATGAGTGTGAAGGAAGCGCTAGGTTATTTCTACACCGATAGCGAAGACGAGGAATCAACCTATTTAATTACAAAAGTTATAACCGACTTGGGACACGAATACATCGTTGATATAGACTTCGACGTATTTATCCAAGCGTGGAGTAACTGTAAATACGGCACTACGTTGGTGTATCAAAATAGTATTGACGAAAACAAAACAGATTCGAATGAACAACAAAGTACAATCAAAGTGGATTGAGGTGTTTAAGGACAACCCGCAACAAGAAAACGAAAGTCAAAGTGCTTATTTAAGAAAGCTGGCAAAAGAGTATGGGGTTGGTGATGGAACTGTTCGTAGAGCATACCACACTCACGTAACTAGGAAAAAGCAAGAGCCAACTTTTGATATTTCTATGCCTACGTTTAAGCAACTACCTAAAAGTGATGCTAGAGAACGCGGGATAGTGCCGATTGAAGGAAACAAAGTGCTTTGTCTTTATGATGTACACGTACCATATCACGACGTAAAAGCATTGCACTGTGCTATTAACGAAGGTGTGAGAAGAAAATGCGATACCATCTTTTTAGGTGGAGATATTGTGGATGCATACGAAATAAGCAGATTTGAGAAGAGCAAGTATAAGCGTTCTTGGAAAGAGGAAATACAACTTACAAAGCAATTTTTTAGTTTCTTGCGATATAAATTTCCAAAGGCTAGAATTTACTATCTATTTGGAAACCACTGCCTTAGGTATCAAGCGTACATCAGAAAGAACGCTAGTGCATTAGAAGGAATAGAGATTTTTGATTTCTGCAATGTGTTTGATTTTGAAAAGTTCGGTATTATAGAGATTGACCCCTCATCTACTGCCCAATACAAGGGGCTTAACATGACGCACGGTCATGAGTGGTCGGGTGGTGCGTTCTCTCCCGTAAACGTCGCTCGTGGACTTTATATGAGAGCGAAAACTTCTGCTATGTGTGGTCATTCGCATCAAACCTCCGAGCATACCGAAACCGATATGAATGGAAAAATGACTACGTGCTGGTCGGTAGGTTGCTTAAGCGAGTTACGCCCCGATTATGCGAAGTATGCGAAATATAATCATGGTTTTGCAATAATAGAAGGGCGTGGCAAAGATAAATACCACGTAACTAATTACCGTATTCAAGACGGCGAAATATTGTAATGAAAATAAACAACTGCCCAAATTGCTTGTCTCCCACAACATTTTCACACTCGGAAACAATACTAGGTGTTTACAACCATACTTTCAACGTTTATGTTTGTAATTGTGGATACAGAAGCAGTTTGATTGAGGACGATGAATTAGAAATATCAAATATCAACGGAAAATGAGTTACGACGAAAGTTACCGCCGTATCGAGCATCTACTCGAACTTAGAATAAATATTCTATGCGAAATCGAATTAGCCGAAGACACACCTATTGTGCAACGGTTATGGAAAATAGAATTGAAAAATATTTACGCAGAACTAAAAGAACTAGGATGGGAGAATCAATACAAAAGATAACCTTTATTCACCCCACCGCAATTATCTACCCCAACGTCGTTCTAGGTGAAGGGGTTTACATCGGTGCTTATTGTATAATAGGTTCAGCTCCCGAATATCCAAATCGCCATCCAAGTGAACCACACGGAAAGGTAATTATCGGCGACGGAAGTATATTGTTTGGTCACAATACCGTAGACGCCGCTACCGAAGAGGGAGAATACACTATAATTGGGAGGGATTGTACGCTTATGAAATCCGCGCATCTAGGGCATAACGGAGTATTACAACACAACGTAACTTTAAGTTGCGGCGCTAAGATAGGCGGCTATTCACATATCGGAAGTCACTCCACCGTCGGACTTAATGCTACCGTCCACCAATGGTCTATCGTAAAAGAAGGCACAATGATAGGGGCTAATTGTTTTTTCAAAGGCGAAGGACAACCCTTCACTATTTACGTCGGTGTACCCCACAAGTCCATTGGGGATAACTGGAGATTACAAAAGAAATTAGGACTAATATGATTAGCATAGCTATACCCATCCACCTTAAAGGAAAACTCCAAAACAAGCCCTACGAGTACGCAATAAAACACTATTCAAAGCTAGGTTATCCCGTAAATATCTGCGGAAGCGAGGGAGAGTTGTCTAGGAAATTTGCCGAGCCGTTTCTATCTGACTTAGTTAAATATGTAGAAGTACCGCAAGGAGAGTTATGTACTAGTAGTTCGGGGAGTGATATTTTAAGAGAAAAGTTTAACGATAGTCTAAAGACCTTGCCGTTAAGTAATTGGTATTGCTTAGTAGGAGCAAATGACTTGGCTAGTAAAGAGTATTTCCAAGAATTAGAAAAGCTGGATAAGAAGGTAGGAATGGCGGGAGTAGGTATGGATAACCCGTTGTATTTAGTCAAAGAAGACATGAAGGCTTATTCGATTAAATTAAGGTACAAGATAGAGTTGAAATTGTTAGCTGGAGTAAATAGCTTCACTCATTTTTCTATGGTTAAGTGTGGTTTTAGACCTTATCAAATGAAGGGTTGTGAGACGGGCGCTGAATTGTTTTTTAGACCGTTTGTTTACCCGTTGAAGGGAAGTGTGGTGATGTTTAAGGGCGAAGGTGATTTGAACAGTTTAGAAAAAATATTAAAAGTCCATCAAACTGTTAAAATTTCTAAAGAAGAGTTGGACTACATAGAGAGTCTAGTATATTAGCCAAAAATTAAACAATGAAAACGTACAAAGTATATTACCACACGCACGAGATTGTGTTTGAAGCGGATAGCATTAATGTTGACGATATAAAAGTTTTCTTTTATAAAAACGGGAATTTAATTGCCGCTATTCCAAACGCTTGTCCTTATATAGTAATCAAAGCGCAATGAAATCAGAAATAGTAAAAGAAATATGCGCTGACCTCGAAAGACGCGAAGGTAAAGGCTTAAAAGAATACGGATGCACAGTTGATAGAACAGACCTTACTCGGTTAGAGTGGTTGCAACATCTATACGAGGAGTTATTAGACTCTGCGGTCTACACAAAGAAACTAATAAACCTAGAAAAACACGAACAATGAACCCAAAGCGCAATTCCGCTAAGACTAATCCTTACCGCACCCGCGTAGGTCGTGTATCTTATAGATTTATGGTACGTCAAGAAACGTTAGACCAAGTGAAAAGAAAGGCGGTGCAGACCGATATGAGTTTTTCGGGTGTAATAGAAAAGTGCATTGAGAACTATTTAGATAATATCAAATGACGTCACAAGAACTGCGAGACTTACACACCCGTTCTATTAAAAAGCACCACGAAATTAGAGCCGCAATGATAGCTTTAGAGCGAAAGTTCATACTAGAGAACTCTAAATATAAAATAGGCGAAAAATACCTACTGGAAACGCGCGTAGTAAGGAATAAAAAGGTGGAAGAATGGGGAGAAGTGGTAGAATTGAATATTTGCTACGATTTATCGGAGTTACCCACAATAAGAACCACAATTAACAAGGACGGCAAGTACCATAAAACAATACGTCAAGAAGTTTAACACTTGTTGGCTTTTATTTAGCCGAACATTGTAGATATATTTGCGAAGTTCTTTGAGAAAATCGGGTGGCGGAACTAGACGCTTATTGACACGCACGGCAACCTTGGATAAGTGCATTTTGAAAAGGAAATGCGAATGACGAAGAACACTACCTCACAGTGCGTAGGTAAATTTCAAAGTGTTCGTGCAAGTACCCAACCTTGCCCCGACGCTCAAAGAATTGTTAAAACAAAATATTATGAACAAAGACAACTACTACAAACACCTCCAAAACTTAAATAGCTGGAAGTCCTTTGCCCTTAGCGGTGCGTTTGCCAACGTCCCCGTGGCTAATCAAATTGACGACGAAATCTACGAGTTTCAAGAGAAGTGGTCTAAAAAACTAGAGAACTAATGAAGTACGTAATTCGAAACAAGGAATGGGAAGATGAGTATTATCTAATCCAAGCGGAAGACGAGTGTTCTTTATACCATTCTGACAACAGATTATGGGAGGAGCATTGTAGGGGTAAGCATATTTTAACCGTAACGCATACTGGTGATGAATACAAATGGAGTAGGAAAGTAAAGTTAAATGATATATGCGATGCCTTTTACGTTTCCTTGCTTATGCGCTTTCTCAATCGAGATGAGTATTTATTTTTTAAGGAGGAAGCGGTTGTAATTTGATTTTTTGTATATTTGCCTTACATATAGCTAAATTGTTTTATGAGTAGAGCCGTAAAACAGGGTAGCGAGTAAGGTGGTAAAACACCCTCTACACAAACCCAAGCCCCTTTTGTTTGCTCTACAACAAAGGGGGTTTTTTATTTTATAACAAATGAGAATGATTAGTTGCGATACGCACATTATCCGAAAGGCATTAAGACTTAGCCTAAATGAAATGGCGGTCTTGTGTGACATTTATCAAATGAGTCAAAATCCGAACTATGGGTACTGGTGTGTTAAGTCTAAAGAAAAAATGGCTGAATGGCTAGATTTGAGCAGAGACACAATTTATAGAGCAATTTCCTCACTAAAGCAAAAGGGGTATATAATGTCTAACGAACAAGGCAATTTGAAGTGTACTCAATTTATTTACAACATTGAAACCGCACAAGAAGAAATTGCCATTTGGATAAAGAGTAACGACACCGAATTAATTAGTGCTAAAATGAGTGAAATGTTACAGTCTGAAAATCGTACACCGTCTGAAAATAAGATTACACCGTCTGAAAATCAGACTGTCGATAGTACGAAAATCAGACAAACACCGTCTGAAAATCGTACTCTAGATATACAAGAGATAAACAATAAGATAAACAATAAAGAAAGGGAAGATTTTTTTAAGTTAGAATTTGATAAATTTCGCCGTATGTTCGTCGGTGACGGAAAGCGAGGTTTGGATAAAGAATGGGATGCGTTTAAGAAAAAATATAAGAATTATGATGAGATTGTCCCTTTGTTGGTTCCTGCCTACACTAAATACTTAGATTACAGAAATAGTAAGTTAGCTAGAAATGAGTTTTTGCCGTCTCACAAAGTTTTTAGTACGTACATAAATCAAAGCTGCTGGGAAGAAGAATACGGAGATTTTGTAAGTTTAGGGAATTCAGTTTCTACCGATAAGACCAACGTATTCCTCCACATCCCAAGCGGCAAGTATTGGAAAGTATATTCCGCAGACAAGCAAAAGTATGTATGCCAAAAGAACGGTGACTTTGAATACCAAGACAACGGAACTAAAATAAAATTTGAAGAATGATAACGATATTTAAGAATCTTTTTGACAAGACTCCCCACTACATAACCCTAGATAAAGCGTTAGAACGAATTAAGCTAGGAAATAGTCAAGGTAAGATAGAGGAAATTAGAACCGCTATTGACAAGGAACGTGCAGACGGCTTAAAGAAGAACCTGCCTAGTGTTTGCTTTTCGGGTATGTTCACCGAAAGAACCGATGTAGGATTGACGAAGCATAGTGGTTTGTTAGTTTTAGACTTTGACGAGCTGGAAGACGTACAAGCTAAGAAGGATGAACTAATGAAGTTAGACTACGTGTATGCTTGTTGGGCTAGTCCGAGGAACAACGGCGTGAAAGCGTTGGTTAAAATAGCTGACGGAACTAAGCACCGCGAACACTTCGAAAGTCTAAAAGAGTTGCACCCCGACGTAGATAATTCGGGCATCAATGTATCTCGTGTATGCTTTGAGAGTTACGACCCTGAAATCGTGGTAAATGAAAAGGCGAAAGTTTTTACCAAGTACAAAAAGAGAGAGATTGTACGTGTAGAGGAAACGGTAACGGACTACGGAACTATCTACAACACTTTGAATGTATGGCTAAGTAATAAGGGTGATGCGTTCAGAACTGGCGAGAGAAACACGTTTGTCTATAAACTAGCAAGTGCTTGTTGTAGGTACGGTATTCCCGAAATAAACGCGGTGAGTATGATTTCGGGTATGTACGCAATAGGTAATTCTAGTTTTAGCGAAGCAGAGTGCCGTCAAGCGATTTTAAGCGCGTATAAATCGCCTAAAAATGATTTTGGTAGCGCTACTATATCGAAAGGTGTTTTAGTGGATAAAACAAGTTCTAATGAGGTTGACTTACCCCGTAGCGACGATTTTTATGACCCAAGTGTAAAAGCGAAGGATGTAATGTATGGTGAGGACGTAAAAGATAAGGCGTTGGATATTTACCGAAACGGGCGTGAAGATGTACTCGCGTGGGATATTCCAATACTTGACAAGCACTTTAAGCGAAGACGTAGAGAGTTGACCTTGCTGACGGGTATAGGGAACTACGGTAAGGGTATTTGGAATAAATACCTAATGTTGCTTCGAGCAATTAAGTTTGGAGAGAAGTGGGCGGTGTTTGCCCCCGAAGATAACCCCGCAGAAGAATTTTATATCGAGTTAGCTGAAATGATGCTGGGCGGCTCGATAGACCCAAAGTATCAAACAAGGGCGGGTGAAGCTAAGTTCGAGTGGGCGTATGACTTTATATCAAAACACTTCTTTTTTATTGACCCCCAAACAATAAGCCCAACCCCCGACTACATAAAGGAGAAATTCCTAGAACTGATTGTTAAAGAGAAAATAGATGGTTGTGTTATAGACCCATTTAACCAAATGGCGAATGATTACTCGAAATCGGGAGGTCGTGACGACAAGTACCTAGAAACCTTCTTATCAGATATGTTGAGGTTTGCTCAAATAAACAATGTGTTTATGGATATTGTAGCCCACCCAAAAGCGTTGAGAAAGGATGGAGAAAAAAACTATTCTACCCCCGATGTGTTTGATATAGCTGGCGGTGCAATGTGGAATAACAAGGCTGACAATATTGTGGTTTACCATCGACCTAACCACCAAGAAGACCCCAACGACCCAACGGCTGAAATCTCATTTAAGAAGATTAAGAAGCAGAAAATAACGGGGATGAAGGGTTCGTTTAATTGTCAATACAATGTAGTCACTAGACGATTTGAGTTTGACGGTTACGACCCTATTGATGTGGAGGTAAAGAGAAGGTTTGAGCAAGTTCAATCCTCAATCCCTATTCCCAAAGCGGAATCTCAAAAAGTAGAGCTGGACGTAGAGAAGTACAAGATTAAGGAAAACTCTAGTTTTTTAAACATTTACCCTGACGACGACGAATATCAGACAACCAACACTAACGAAGAAGCCCCTTTCTAATGGAAACAAAAATATGTACAAGTTGCAATAAAGAGAAACCTTTAATGAGTTTTTATAAAACGAAATATAAGTACGCTGACGGACGAAGTAAAAGGCAACACGAGTGTATATCGTGTAAAGGAATTAGTATAAAGATAAGTAAACAAGATGCTCAAAAACAGTACGACTTTATACTCAATAAGACAGTTAAATCGGTTTATAAGTATTACCTAGTGACTTTGCTTGACGATAAGTTTAATGAGTTCACGGGAACTATTTGCGCTAGGTTGTATTATGAGATAAAACAAGAAATGTTTGGAATAGAAGATTTTGAGATAAACGATGAGCGCATATTTTATGAGGCAAACATAAGTGAAATGAGTGCAAATGAATATTATAGTATTCACGGAGAGAGGAATGACAAGGAGATAAGTTGTCCTAATTTAACGGTCATTTCCACCACTACAAAAAAGAACTTAAAGGGTATTCTAACCGAATATATGACCGCGCTCTATTTTTATCACAAGGAATGTTAAAAATGTTGTTAAAACAAAAAACTAATATAGATTTGTCAAAAATAAAACAAGATGGAAAAGATTATATTTGAAAACAAAGTGGTAAGATGCTACTTCAAAAGTTCAAACGGGCGTGATTTGTCTCCCGAAACAAGCGCGCGTATAGCTAATACTGTAACTGAAAGCCGTAAAGAAATCGAGCAAAAGGATTTGGAGATAAAAGCTTTGAACTTTGAGTTGGCTGGTAAGGAGCAAGAGATATTAGAACTAATAGATACCATTGAGACTATGGCGCTAAATTCAGAAGAAGATGTTTATGCCGAAGAGCCACAAAGTAACGCATTAGCGGTAGCTACTCTTTGTGTTCTTAGCGTTATTCTAGGAGTTGTTATAGGAGTTAATTTCTAATGGAAGCGGTAATTAAAACATACACGGGCGCAATGATTAACGTCACCGACCCGAACCCTCGACACATTCGGATTGAGGATATAGCCCACGCGCTATCTTGCATTAACTTGTTTAACGGTCAGTATCCAGTCCCCGTTTCGGTTGCCGCGCACTCTCTAAAAGTATTAGATGTATTGCGTAGACGTAAAGACTTTAACTCGGAGATGGGAATACACGGCTTGTTGAACAAAGCTAGTGAGGCGTACTTGTGTAATTTGCCAAAGCCTATAAAAAACGCATTTAAAGCGTATTGGGGCTATGAGCAAGTAATGATGGACGTTATCTTTGGGAAGTACGGTATTGAGGAATCTAAGTACGCGGTAGAGGTTGATGAAGCGGAAAAGCAAGTTGACGATTTTGAAATGACTGCTTGGACTCACGAGAAAGAACATCCGTTAGCGGAAAGAAAAGACTGGAAGATGGTTAAGGCTAACTTCTTGAAAGAATACACGTCATTGAATAACCAAAGAAACTACGAGAAATAATGAATGTACTAGGAAATTGGGTAGCGGTTAAGCAAAACCCACCCGAAAAAAAATCTACCATACTAGAAATCCCCGATATTGCCATAGAAGAATCTCTTTCGGGAGTTGTATTCGGTGTCGGAAATAAAACATCGGTAATGGTTGGTGATGAAGTATTATTTAGTAAGTTTGACTTTGAAAAGGTACAGACCGACGATGGAGAACTACTATTTATACGTGATGAACAGTTAAAATTAATTTTACGCAAATAAGCAAACAAATGGAATTACAAGTGAAAGGAAAGGTGATTGCAATAACAACACCAAAAGCAATTAATGACACACTAACAATCCAGCAAGTAGTTGTTGAGTGGTTTAAGGAAGTTAAGGATAAGAGTTACTCTCGAAAGACGGCTTTTGAACTAAAGAAAACTGATAAGTTTGACAGTATGAAGGCGTTGAATGGAGTAAACTTGGGCGATACCGTAACGGTAAAGTTTAACGAACCCGAAAGCCGCGAATACAACGGACAATGGTACACTAAGTGCGAGGCTTGGGGTGTTTTTAAGGAAGGCGCAAGTAACGGAAAGAGTACTGGTAATGACGACGACGGAAATTTGCCTTTTTGATAACTATGTGAACACGAACTAATTACCCAACAATAATGTGAAAAGAACCGTTGACCACTCGGCAAGTTGGATGAATAAGTATAGCGGAGAACAAAGAAGTTACTTCGTCGAAACCTTAGCCTCCGCATCTTACCGAAACCAACGGTTCTATTTCATTTTACACTACTACTGCTACAATGAGATTGACTTAAATTTGAAACGAGGTGCGAACTAAAGAAAAGAAATGTAAGCAATGCGGAAACAAGTTTAGTCCTAGTAATTCTTTTCAAAAGACTTGCTCGGTAGTGTGTGCGATAGAATTTGGTAAGAAAGAGGTGGTTAAGGAAACAAAGAAGGCTTGGAGTGTAGAGAAGAAGCAAAGGCTAGAGAAGTTGAAAAGTCACGGTGATTACGAGAACGAACTACAACCCTTAATAAATAAAATAGCAAGGTTAATTGATAAAGACGAGCCTTGTATTAGTTGCAACAAGATGGCAAAGAAGCCGCAAGGCGGTCATAGGTTCTCGGTAGGCAGTAATAATAGCATTCGTTTTAATTTGCATAATATCGGTATTCAATGTTATAAGTGTAATAGCGAGTTAAGTGGAAACCCCGACGGCTACGATGAAGGTTTAGTGAGAGTGTATGGAAAGGATTACTTTGAGTACATAAAGTTTGAACTAAAACTAGCATACCCCATAGTAAAATTGACTATACCCGAATTGATAACCGCAAGGGCTAAAGCAATGAAGATAGTGAAAGAGTTGGAGAAATCGGATGAAGTCTATTCCGCAGAACAAAGAATCAAATTAAGAACGGAGTTAAACAAACAAATTGGAATTTATGATAACTAAAAAAGAATACTTCAAGCGAAACAATTACACCAGTCTAATTGTCCTTTTCACCATTTTCACCCTATTTTCGGTGATTACAATAACTAAAAACTATGAGTATTTGGTGAATAGAGCAGTTTGGTCAGTACCGATAATCTTTGTAGCGGCTATTGTTACAATTTATTTTCGAGGGGGTGCGGCTTATCGCAATTATGCGCGTAACTTTGTGAAATGATGTGCCGCTCGGTACAAATGTTTTCATTTTGTTTTGTTTAATAAACCGCGCCCCTCTTTCGTGAGGGGTTCGGCTTTTACACTATATTTGCCTTATGGAATTGTTATTCTTAACATTATGGACGGTTGTAGCGATAATCTTGGGAGAGCAAGAAGCTATTTTATTCCACATACGTCCCGAACTCGGATTCAAATACAAGCACATACACGTACTCTTTACGGCTTTCCGAGGTATTATAGCAACAATACTTATTTACGGGCTTAAATGCAGCTATTTGATGCTTATTCCCGCAACCCTAACATTCCCTTTCTATCACGACGGGGCTTATTACGTAGTTAGAAACAAATTGAACCCGACAATATATAAATTAAGATGGAAGGCGCAAAGTCACGGTACTACCGCTATCTTTTCGTTTACCTATTCTACTAGGTTGTATTTCCTTTTGATTGGATATATGGCTTTGATTTGGATATTGCTGGGATTATACCTATAAACAAAATGAATTTAACAAAAGAACAGTTTGACCGAATGGTGATGAAAGACGGGCGCGTTCTTATTTTGGTCGATGAATTTGAAACGTCCAAGATAGGCTCAATCCACATTAACCCCGTTGGTGACGAAACACGTTCAAGTCTTGCCGCCCGTAATGGATTGGTTATAAAGATACCCGTGAATACTGATATTCTACAAATGGGTTACGACTTCAAGAGTGAGATGGAGCTGGAGGTAGGGGATAAAGTTTGGTGGAGTGCTAACGCTACGGGTAACTTGCTCTTGTTAAAAGAGAACGCAAGATTTGAAGTAGATGGCAAAGAGTATATCATCATTCCATACCCCGAAATCTATTTAGCGAAAAGAGGTGATAAGATGATAGCCTTGAATGATAGGTGTATTGCGGTAAAGACCGAAGCGGTAAAAAGCAGTATAATCGACCTAAGCGTTTCAAGTTTATCCGAGCCACCACCCGATAGATTTAAAGTAGTGTACGTGCCAAGTTTTCACGGTAAATACGCTAGTGGTAGACAAATTATCCGATGCGAGGTAGGAGATACCGTCAAAATAGACTCAAACGGTGGAGTGGCGGGGAAGTTGGAGGACGACCATCGTAGTGAACTAGACGAGTTCTATTACTTTCGCTCGGCAGACGTGTTAGCAAAGCAAATAAACAAACAAGATGAAGAAGAAAATTGAAGTGGTTGGGAAATACAGACTTGGTAGCGAGTCTGTGTTTTCCGCTCACGCAGAACTAAACTCATTAGAAGTCTTTACGACTACCGAAATGGAACTAGAAGTAGAGATAGTGGGTGAGGACGGGGAAACAAGCAAAGAGGTACGTCTAGTAACCCTAGACGGGCTAGATAACGAGGTAGTAATGCGGTATATTATAATGATGTACGCGCTAGGAAGCGGTTATATCGACAGTTACCCAAAGATAGGAAAGCGAAAGACTAAGATAATGGAAATGCTTAATATTGCACCTAACAAAGAGAATAAGTACGATAGGAACGTAAGCGATATGTTGGCGAACAAAAACCGTCTAATTTTAAAAAAGATAGCTGCTTTTCTAACATTGCAATGTTCAAGCGATTGGGCTATTATGCTAAAGTCGCAAGAGGATTTGGAAGAAGTGTTGAGTATGAAGTTGCCTGACGACCCAACAAAACAAGTGGCAAGACAAAAGGCTATTGAGGACATACGAAGGCAGATTGAGGATTGTAAGAGAAGAATTTTGGAAAACGATAAGAGCAAGATACTAGAGCAAGAAGTAAGTGAGTTTGTTGCTTACGCTACTTTAGGGCTTAGAGCAGAAGAGAGGGTGATGCAAAATTACAAGGTAGAAAAGCCTCACAATGCTAAAGGCGGAAAAATATATCCCGAAGTAGGAGAATAAGCTATGGAATACCTAGACCAATACGTAAAGGAAGAAACTTCTATTTGGTATAATAGCGAAGACCCTGACCTTGCCATTGAAGGGGGTATCGAAGTACGGATGCCAAGTGTTGAATCGTTTTTTGAAAAACCGTGGCTAGAAGCAATTAAAGAGATTGACGGTTACGGTCTGCCACCCGAAAAGCAAAAGTTTGACACTTATCGAGATGGCGGTTTGTTTAAGCTACCTCCAAAACTAGCGAACATAGAGGAAAATATGCGTCGCAAGTACAATATAAAAGACGACAAGAAGATATACACCGAAGATATTTTTGATGAAATTGAGTCCAATCCGTTATTCTACAAAGATGAAATAGAATGGATGAAAGTCATTATAAAACGCAGTAGACAAGGGTATTGGTGTTTTATCAAAGGTCGCCCTACCTACATTGAAGGGTGGCACTTTACTTACTTAAACTATTGGATAATAGACAACGATAGGAGAAGGGATAGGCTTCCCGATTACCGTGATGTAGACAGAAGGATATTCCATTTCTTTAAATGGGCTTACACCACAACCGAGACCAACTTTAAGTACAAGGCTACTTTTAGAAAGAGAGGGGAGGTGCGTGTAAAGTATTTTAATAATTTGATGAGCGCTAACCAGTATTGCCGAATGGAAACAAGCGGTAGTGAGTATTTCATAGACGACAACGGAGGTAAGGGATTTAAGAATGTAGAAATGGATTTTAGAACGGTGCTAGGGGTGGTGTTCCCAAAGCGTCGTCGTGTCGGGGCTACGTTTATGGGAGCGCACGTAGGAACTAGAGTAGCGATAGACAACTCGATGGGGACTTTCGCTATTCAAGCACTTACGGAGGAAACCGCAACAAAAGACGTTTATCAAGGCAAGATATTGAAAAGCTGGTATCACTACCCGTTCTTTTTTAAGCCAACCGCTAATCCGTCCGACACTAACGCTCTAGTTTTTACAAAAAAGGGTGCTACTAATTTCGGTGACGATATAGTGAGTCACGGCGGTTGGATTATACCGCGAAGTTCAGCTAACAAAGCGTTTGACGGTAATAAATTATTCTTTTACTTAAACGATGAATCGGGTAAAAAGGAAAATGCGGATATTGCTTTTGAATTTGCCGATACGATTAAGAATGCTTTGGCGCAAGGTCAAAAGGTTCACGGACTAGCGGTTTACACCTCTACTTTTGGAGAGTTTGAAAGCGGAGGTGGTAAGGAGTATTTTGAATTGTGTAAGCAGTCCTTTAGTCATAAAAGAAACGATAACGGTCAAACGGTGTCGGGGCTAGTAACTTTGTTTATTCCAGCATACGACGGGTACGACGGTTTTGTAGATGAGTTTGGGTACTCGATAATTGAAGACCCATTCCCCGTAGTTAAGAACTTGGACGGGCTATTGGTTGAAGAAGGGGCTAAGTCTTATCTGCTAAAAAATAGAAAGTTCTACGAGGAACAAAAGAACTTCGTGGCGTTAAATACGGAGAAGCGTAACAACCCGTTCACTTTGAGAGAAGCGGCAAGCAAGGCTAATAAAACAAACTTTTGGGATATTAGCAAGTTGATGGGTAGAATGGCAGACTTAAGGTTTGTGGATAACCAAACGAGAAGTGTCAACTTGAAATGGACGCAAGGGAAGTGGAGTACGGTAGAGATTGTAGACCCGCCCGAAGGAGAAGAAGGGAAGTTTATCTTAAGTTTACCGCCAGCCGAGATGTATCGAAATCAATTTATTTGGGACGACGCACAAAACTCTTTTAAGCCTAAGACCGAACTTTTGGGTAGGTATGTCCTCGGTTGTGACCCGTTTAGTTTTAACGCCGCAGATACGACGAGTAAGAAAAAGTCAAACGGTGGTGGGGCGATGTTTATGCCTAGCAACCCACTAATTGACTCTGCGGATAAATCACCTTCCGACCACATCACGGGAGACTTTGTAATGACGTATAACAATAGGACTGAAACTACGGACGAGTATTGCGAAGATATGCTAATGGCGGCGGCTCTATTTGGCTCTATGGTAGTATCGGAAAGAAACGTTGGTCACTTGATAACTTACTTTAAGGCAAATAACGCAACTGCATTTTTATTGCCAATGTTTAATCACGTTAGGGGAGAATTTGAAAAGGTGGTAGGTGTGTGGACGGATAACGCGACTAAGGAGAGAATCTTTAGTAAGTACGGTGACTACGTAAACAATGTAGGTCATAGAGCAAGACACTTGGAATTGCTAGAGGAAATAGGTGACGCTCAAAGTTTTGAAGATATGACGGACTTAGACTTATTTGCGGCTGGGGGTATGGCACTACTCGGTGCTGAAAGCAAGTTTACGGAGTTAATGAAAAGGAATGAGGACAAACTTGACGGTGGTGGTTTGATTGAAATGTACGATTGATATATAAAAATTTGCCAACAAACGTAAATTTTCGTTAAATTTGCTCAAAATAGTTGGACGCCCAATGATTAATGTCTATCAATCAACTTTCCCAAGCGACGAAGTTTCAAGGGATAAAAAAGAAACGAAAGAGTATGGTAAGCAAATAGCCCAAGCTATCTATGGTCGTTGGTTTTCCGCACCATATCCATACGGCGCTGGTGGTCAGCCATACGGCAACCTGTCCTACTTCAATACCATTAAAGCATACGCAGAAGGTCGTCAATCACCCGATAGATACCGTAAACAATATCGCGGAGAGAGTGCTAAAAACTCTACGGCGGCGGGCGCGGGTAATCAATACTCGGAGAATCATAGAAAAGGATATAACAATATTGGGTTTGACCAAAACTCTATTGTTAGTTCCGCACCGATGTTTCTAGCAACTATTAAAGCACTTCTTACACAATCGGATTATAAAGTAGTAGTTAGTTCTAATAGCTACGCTTCTATTAAAGAGAAGAACGTAAAGAAGTGGAAAATGTATGTGGACGCAAAACTATTCAATCCGCTAAAGAAAGAATTAGGTGTGCCTTTTCAAGAACCCGATTTTGCTCCACAAACAAAAGCGGAGTTGGAACTGTATGAAAATATTAACGGTTTTAGATTACCACTAGAAACCGCACTCTCGATGATAGCCGAACACGGATTTGATATTTCCGATTGGTCAAAGGTTCGGGATAAAATGTTAGACGCTGGATTGCAAACTGCTTTTGTTTGCGGAAGGGTAGAGACTCATAATGACGGAAGTGTAAGGGTAAAGTATCTAAACCCCGCTTACTACGTTACCGTTTACGACGATAATAACCCTGATTTAGACCCTCCATTTGCGGGGTATATACAAAGAGTTCCTCTTTACGTTATTAAGGCAAAGATGCCAAGTATTAGCGACGATGAACTAAGAGGTATTGCACGAATGTTTAGTGCCGCAAATGGTATTGCAGACCCAACTATTTATAATTGGGAAAACCGCGACCCAGTTACTTCTCGTTACCTATGGTATGACTTCTTGATTGACGTTATGCACTTTGAGTATAAGAGTGACGACCAAAAACACTTTGTAGGTAGAAAAGCAAGTAACGGTAACTACGTTTACAAGCAAGAAGATAGAATAAAGAAATCTTACGCGGATGGTCGTGAAAGAAAAACAGATACGTTCTACGAGCAAGTAGTGTATGAAGGGTATTGGATTATAAACACCCCTCACGTTTACGACTACGGATTGCAAAAAAATATGATGCGCGATTCGGATGGGGCGGTGACGTTAAGTTACTTCCACGAAAGAATGGCGGGTAGAAGCGTAGTTGAAAGATGGGTTTCTCTATTGGACGACCAAGCAATGGCTACTTATAAGCTACGTGCCGCAGTATTAGCCGCAGCCCCTAAAGGTTTGGCTATTGACGTAGGTATTTTGAGCAACGTAGACTTTGGGCTAGGAAAAAGCACGGCTTTAGAAATCGCAAGGGTACGTAGAGAAACGGGTAATCAATTCTTTGCTTCTAGGTATGAAGTAGGGCAACGTTACAACAACGCTAGTGCCATTACGGAACTTCAAAACGGTATCGGTACGCAATTAGATGAGTGGTTGACATACCAAGTCCATATTGAAGCTACAATGCAAAGAGTAGCGGGATTGACGGACGCGGCGGTAGCAACGCCAATGGCTAGTGCGGAGAAGTTGAAGGGTGTGGCTCAAATGGAGATTGACACTACCAACAATGCTTTGAACGCTTTGAGATTTGCAATAATGCGAATGAAAGAGAAGGCGGCAAAGAAGATGATACAAAAGGTTCGTGTTAACATCGCGGGAGACCCTAAATGTAAGAAATACTACAAAGGCGTTCTTGGGGATATGTTCTTCGCGGCGGTAGATAGTATAGAAACACTTAGCTTGGAATCTATTGGTATCAAGTTAAAATCAACAACTACGGCTCAAAGAAAGTCTTATATAATGGGTATTCTTGCCGAGAGTTTGAAAGCTGGTAAGAACGGTCAAGTAGGCGTAACAAGTGCAGATGCAATGTTCGTAGAAAGATTGCTAGAAGATGGTTACGACGAGTTGGCTCAAAAGTTCATCATTATAAGTGAGGAAAGAGTAGCTAAACAAATTCAAGCGAACCAAGAGCGTATGAGCGCGATTAACGCGGACAATCAAATTAAGTCAGCACAAGCGGCGGAGCAAATGAAGACTCAACAAATGCAAATTATATCGCAACTTAAAAATACGGAAGATACGGCTAAGATTGGGGCGCAACTAGAAGCGGACTTGATGAAGATTGAAGCACAAAAGAACGCTGACCTAGAAACAATGACTTTGGAAGGTAGCTTACAAGCTATGCAAGGTCGTGAGATAACAGGTAAAATTTAAAACAAATAAAAACAAAAAATAAATGGAAAATGTAACAATCCCCGCAGAGTACGCAATGGACTTTGCACAACGCAACCCAAGTGGTAGTGAGGATGATATGAGGGCGCAGTATTTACAAGAGAACCCATCATCTCAAAACGAACCTACACCGTCAGCCGAGCCAGCTCCTACTCCCGAACCTATCGCGCCGACAAACGGAGAGCCTACTCCCGAACCAACGCAGTCTTATGACTTTTCAAAGTTTGGTGTAACGAGTGAGGATGAATTAAGACAAAGACTAGATAAGTACAATACTCTTGAAACGGAGTACAATACATTAAAGCAAGAATCGTCCGCTTTAGAACACGTAAGAAATCCATTTGCTAATGAAACAATTATGCAAATTAACAACTTTATTGCTAAGACGGGCATCAATGATTTTAACCTTGCACAACAAGTTCTAACGACAACGAAAGAGCAGTTGAGCAAAGACCCGCTACAAGCCCTCGTGCTAAACGAAGCTATTAGCGACCCCGAATTAGCTAAGATAGGATTAGACAAACTAAGAACCTATGTAGCTAATAAAAACGGGGTAGATTTAAGTGAATATGGTGAAGAAGGATATGAACTTCCAGTATCACTTCAAGTCGACGGTGTTAAAGCATTGAACAACATAGAAAAAAAGAAAGAAGAATTTGTAGGAAATGACAACTTTTTCTTAACTTTGCAAAACCAAGCCCAAGAGCAACAACGGTTGACTTCTGAAAGGGACGCACAATGGGAGCAACAACTACCTAGTGTGAAGAGTTCAGTAAAGGCAGTAACTATGGAAGTTGACACTAAGGTTGAAGGAGTTGGCAAGATACCGATTACACTCGCGGTTAGCGAACAAGAAGTATCGTCAGCACTTGAAAATCTTAAAAGTGTCGGAGTATTAGGAATGGCGAATCCCGATGAAAAGGGAATCCAAGCCGTGCGTTCAGCGATAGAGTCGTCCTTGCGGAATAGCAAGATTGAGGCTTTTGTGGTTGAAGGTATCAAAGCGGCAGAGGGGAAGATACGAGAACGCATTATAGCTGAAAAGCATAATCTCGCCCCTATCACGGATAGACCCGCCCCAACTAAACCCGTTGACAAAGTAGTAAGCCCTGCCGAGGAGTTCTTGAATAACTTTGGTAAGTAATCTTAACCAATAAAAAAATTAAAAAATGCAACCAAATAGTGTAGCACCAAATACTTCGGGGTACGCTCAATCGGGAATCTTAGCGGCTTCCGACTTTGTACGTCCCGACTTTCAAACAAAACTGTTCAATCAGTATGGCGACCAATTCGCTAAAGAGTTCCTTCTATTGAAGAGAATGCAAGCGACTCGCGCAATCCGTAACGCACAAGGTGGTTTCCACTTTGAAGAAGACCGTTACGATACTTATATCGAGGTTAAAGCAAACGCATCTACAACGGGTTCAACCCTTAAATTTACGATTGCTACTTCACAAATCGAAACAGTAGGTAGTATCCGTACTTGCTACTTGAACGTAGGTGATTTCATTATCGACCCAGTAACTTTCAAACGTTATGAGGTAACTTCTAAAGTTGATGATGGAACTGACTTTACTTTCAATGCAAAAGAAATCAACGGTCAAACTGCTACCGTTCCATCTGCGGGTAAAAGATACGGTATTTACACCAACGCTTACGGCGAGAACACGGGTCAACCCGACGCTAAGTCAAGTTTTTGGACTAAATACTCTTTCAAACTTCAAAAGCTAAAAACATCTGCTTTGATTACGGGTGATGCTGCGGTTGATAAACTATATCCTGAAACCGACGAACTAGGAAACGTAGTTGGTAATTGGGGTGGTGTTCAACGCACACAAGCGGAGTTCCGTCACTTGAAGCAATCAATGGGTCAGCTTATCTTAGGTAAAGAATCAACTGCGTCGGGAGTTACACAAACTACGGGCGGTATGATGGATACCTTTGCAACAAGAGCAAACTCTATTGACACTCAATCGGGTGTTGACTTGGACACAATGAAGGACTTGATTGACGCATTGAAGCCAAACGCAGTTCCAAACAACTATATGGGTTGGTTGACACGTAACGTGAACCGTCCACTTCAAAGTGCTTTGTTTGAGTACACTAAGAACGCTAACATCGAGGCGGTTCGTCGTCACTCTGCTGAAATGATTTTCGGTGCGGGTGAAGCGAGTGAAGGCTTGATGGCAACGTTTGACTACCAAACATTGACACTTGAAGGTATGACGTTCAACCTTCGTTTGTTCGACGTATCATACGACCCTGAATTGTTCGGTCTTGACCACGAGTTCAACCAATTCTGTTCTACTGCATACTTTATGCCTTCGGGTAAAGCAACTGACCCAACGGGTGTAATGCGTAGAAATATGGAGTTGACTTACGCGGAAAATGGCGACAACGGTCAATCACGTATGTTCAAGATTTGGGAGACTGGAGCGAACGCACCAACACCAACCAATGACATCGACAACCGTGTGACTAACTACTTGACGCACTTCGGTCTTGACTTCTTTGCAATCAAGCAGTGTGGATACTTCTACGACGCATCATTGTCATAAACTAACTAACTATATTAAAAAGGCTACTCTTTCGGGGGTAGCTTTTTTGTTTTGACATAACTTTGCTTATCTTTGTCATATAAATAAAACTCAAAAGAAATGATTTACATTGAAGAAAAACGTAAAACGGATTTCAAAACCGAAATTGCGGAGTTAGAAGGTCTGTTCCCTAGCTTCCAAACTAACGGTGTTCGCATCAAGCTATCGAACTCGGTAGTTAGGTTTGCTCCCGTGTTTATTCCAAATCAAACGGATACCGCCGTCCGCAACTTCCGCATCACTACCCCTCCTTCTTTGACTAGCCCAAAGGTTATGTTTATAGACCCAAAGGACGGTATTAGAAAAGAGGTTATCTATACTAAGACACCTCCTTCAACGGATAAGGCGGGCAATTATCTATTCAATAACCTTCGTAGATTTGAGTTAAAGGACGATATGGTAATTGACGGAACGGTAGACCTAGAAAAAATTATCTTCCTTTATTACTTCTCTAACGAGTTTACTAACGGTAAGCAAAAGCGTGAAGGTGCAAGATACCAATTCGAAATTCCAGCAGTTAAAGCGAAAGCTAAGGCAAGTGATATTTCAATGAAGGCTACGTTTGCTAACGAACTATTGGTAGAGGGAACTCGTAAAGACTACAAGTGGATTTTATCAATGTTCAACGCATTGAGTATGACATCAATCGGAGTAGAGGAAGACGACCGAGTAACTCTTTACGACTACGCATCTGAAACCAACGCTCATAAGTTCCGTGAACGCTACGAACACGCTAAGAAGAATATTGAAGCATTGTCGGCTCGTGATGGCTCAAACAAGATTGACGACTTGACTAATCTAGTAAAAGACTTGGCTAAGGCTAAGATTTTGAAAGAGAAAGACGGGTGGTGGATTACTTCGGTAAACAACGAAGATAGAACTCTTGTATTGGCTAAAGGAGAGAACGCGGGAGAAAAGCGCACTCATTTAGTTGATTGGCTTATTTCGCAACCAAACGAAGAAACTACTTTGAAGTCATATTTGAACTGATAATTAGTAAAATAATAATGAAAGAGGGTGGCGTTTGCTACCCTTTTTTTGTTAAATTTGCTAAATGTACTTCCAACAACTAGAATCGGATATAGCTACTATTAGCAAATCGGCAAAAGGTCGTGTGTTATTTTTTGATGCCGACGGTGTTTGTGTATTAGGTCTAAGTGAAACTTCCCAAATACAAATGCAGTATAGCGGGGGTTATATTTACGTGATACAAGATGGCGGTGGAACGAGCGTACCTAATCAAAGTGGAGTGTCTAATACTCCAATGGGGTTTAACAGTTCGTTCTACAAGTTTACGGTAGTAGGCTTAACGGATATTGACGGCAAACCTTACACGGCACTAACTCAACCCGACTACGATATGAATACTTATCTCACTAAGGTGAGAGATGCGTATGAGTATTTGGTTGGTAATATTTTTGTTGGTTGTTGCAATACGGCAACTGATAGTATTTTGTGGTATGCGGACGAGGCGAGTTTCCCCGCAACGGGAATTGTAGAAACCTTGTACGTTGATATGGCAACTCCAGCTTTGTTCTTATGGGACGGTGCGGCGTATGTTCAAATTGGCGGAGGAGGAAGTTTTGTGCCTTATACGGGCGCAACGGGTGATGTTGACTTGGGTACTCACGGAATCACGTCAGATTTTTTTCAAGCTGACCTTACTCCTACTAATGCTTTACAAGTAGGGAGGATGCGATGGAACGATACCGACGGCACGATGGATTTGAGGTTGAAGGGTAACAACGTAACGCTTCAAATCGGTCAAGAGCAAGTTGCTAGGGTGGTAAATAAAACAGTACCCCTTATTGACTTGTTAGAGTCGGCATATCAAGTTGTTCGTATTACGGGAGCAACGGGTCAAAGGCTATTTGTTAGACTAGCACAAGGAAATAATAGCGCAAACTCCGACGGTACATTAGGTATTGTTACGGAGGATATAGCGCAAAACCAAGAAGGTTTTATAACCGTTCTTGGCACAATAAGAAGTATAAATACTACGGGGTCTTTACAAGGAGAGACGTGGGCGGACGGCGACACTTTGTTCTTGTCGCCAACTACTGCGGGGAGTATTACAAATATTCAACCCGTAGCACCCAACCATTCGGTTGTTGTGGGGTATGTGGAACACGCCCACGCGGTTAATGGTAAAATATTTGTGAAGGTAGATAACGGATATGAGTTAGGTCAGCTACACAATGTAAAACTAACATCCCCTCAAAACCTTCAAGGATTATTTTATAATTCTGCCACAAGTTTGTGGGAAAATCAAAACACACCTAACGTTGACTTATCATCAATTTCAGTAACGGAAACAACCGCAAGACTAGATAATTGGTCTCCCACGGGGTGGACTAATACCGCCGCTAGTGTAATTAAAGTTATTAAACTTAATGCTAACTATGTAGATAAAGTTCAAGTTATTTCAGGGCTTACGGACGGTACTAGTGGAAGGATTGTTACTATAACTAACACATCAACTGATAACCTAGTAATACTTGAACTTAATAGTACCAATTCATCAGCCGCAAATAGATTTAAGTTTCTCGGAAGGGGCGCATATTTCTTGTTCCCAAATGATGATATTACCTTACTTCATAACGGCGTACAATGGTCGCAACTTAGCGGCAACACGAAGAATGGTCATACATTGTTTGATGATATGGGTGGACCAAATAACTTAAGTTCAAATATTTTCACATCATATTTTGGCGAAACTGGATATGCATTTGCTTCGGGAACGGGAGCATTAGTAAGAAATGAATCAGCTATGGGTAACTCAATAGGTACTATCGGTCTTACCACTGGTACTCTTGCTACGGGGTTTGCTCGAATAACAATGAACGGTAGAGGCGGCACGGGGTTTGGCACGGGAACAACTCAATACAATCAGTTTGCGGTTGTTACAAGAATAAGATTGGAGGCTCTTCCAACGGCTCTCCAAGATTTTAGATTTCAAACGGGATTGAATGCAAGTGCAAATAGCCTTTCCCCTTCAATAACGGGAATGATGGGTTGGTACTGTACATCTGCAAATGCAAATTGGAAATGTTATGCTGCTAATACAGCAAGCACCATAGTTAGTGATGTTACAAGTGGTTTGGCAGTAACATTAAATACTGATATTGTATTAGCAACATACCACCCAAATCCACAAGGCGATACGGTATTTGTATATTCCTCTGATGGAGGAATGACCTATACCGTCGATAGCAAATTTGTTAGAGTAACAAGTAATTACGGTGGAGCGCCCTTAGTAGCAATTCTAAAAACAGTAGGAATTAACTCTGTTACTGCGGACATTGATTATATCGGTTTAACAATTAAAGGAGCAAGAATATGATTTATTTTAAACTTACATCAACATTTAATCTTCCTAACGGAAATCAAAGTACACTTACTATAACATTGCAATGTTTAGATGCTGATTATCAAGAAACTTTAGATGAAGCAATTATTGTGGCAAGAGTTACTGCTAAAAGAATGTGTGGTGATGTAGAACCCGATATGATTAATAATGTGGTGACGCTTACTTTAGCGCAATACAATGCACTAGTAAAAACTCCCGAAGCAATAGAAGTTGATGTAGTTGCTTTAGAAGAAGAGTTGTCGCAAACCTCTCATTTAGAAATACCACCAAATGAAATTTAATTATATAAAATAAAATGAGTGCAGAACTATTAAAAATTCCACAAGAATTGTACGACCTTGCAATAGACAAGGTTATTACCAATAAAGAAGAACATAAGATTACTAACCGCGTAACGGCAAAAGTAGTTACATCTAAAGTCCCTCACCCGACTATTCCTAACCGAACCGTTACTAAAAGTGAAAGAATATGGGTGGATAACTTGTCTCATTCGTTCTCCAATGGTGTCTTTGGTATTGGACTTCTCAATATGATTGCTTTTTACACACTAGACTACGGGTACTCGTATGACGGTAAAGACGGAGATGCTTTCATTTTTGTGAAGGGAGATGGAACTAAGATGCGATTGGATATTGGCGATAAGTTCACAATGACTATCGACAACGGTATCCGTTCTAAGACGTTTACTACCTCTATGCGAACTAACGGAGTAACAACTACTCTTGAAAGCACATACAATTCAGCTCAAATAGCGGAGAAATTAAGCTCACCCGAAGGAGAAGTGATTAAGTGGTTGAACGGGTTAGGATGGATATGGAATGGTGTTAAAGTAGACACAAATACTCACGTAGCTAATATCTTCTCTACGCTAAAAGTAGATAACGGAGTTGCTTTGGCTGACTTGCTAGTAAACGGAAAGAGTTTCACCGAGTATAATTTCGGTAGCTTGACATTTCCATTTGGCAAGTCGGGACAAGACTTTGTAGTAGACTGGGTATTGTATAACGAACACGAGATTGGTGAAAGCGTAGATTGGTTGAGTGAAGGAAACTTTGGAGAGGCGGGAACAGTCCGTATTGCTTCTAAGTCTGACCCAAGAGCAACTGCGGTAAATATCGTAGCGGGAACTAATGTAGGTTATGATGCCGACACCCATACGTTTACTTACGACCCAACTAAACAAGCGATATTATCGTTTCAACCACAACTAAAACCCGCACAAGGAAAGAACGACGTGTACGAGGTGTGTTTGGACTTGAATACGGGAAAAACTTATCTAAGCCGCATCGAATCGTTAAAAAATGCTAAAGGCTTGGAAGGATAAGATATTTGTCCTTATGTTTGTCTCGGTTTAAAAAGTGTTAGTTAAATTGTGTTATTGTCAAAGCCCCTTGATTAAGTTCGAGGGGTTTTTGTTTTCTTGACTAAAATTGTGTTATATTTGCTATCAAATTATCATAAGATGGCACTTACGGCAAACGTATATTTAGAAATCAATAACACTACCAAAAAGGGTAGAATAGTGGACGCTAGTAACTACACCGCAGAAGGTATTGTGCTTGCTCAATATCAAGCTAAAGGACTAGGAAATGTTTATAGTCCAACGGGCGCAATAATTGTCAACGGCAGCACGGTAGGTTCGCCTTTGGTAAACCTTGTTTCTACAACAACGAGCGCTTGGTTTGACTTGCCATTAGATTCTAACGGAGAGATTTTGAACGGGACTTACTCGTTTACTTACTCGTTGAGATACGCGGTAACGGCGGGTGTTGTTAATTCGGTATCAACTACCTCTACTTTTGAACTAGAGTTTACCAACGCTGGTAGAGTGTTAATCGCGGGAGATAGCTTGGTAACAACGGCTAATACAGAAACCGAGAACAACGGAACGTTTACGGTTGCAACGGCGGCTTTTGACGAAGGAATTGACAACTCAACCATTGTAGTGACGCAAACCACTTTGGTAAACGAAGCGGTTGCAACGGGTACTTATTCATTCGATGTGACACGGGCGGCTTTTGCGGGAGATTCTTACACTTGGAACGGTTGTAACATAGTGACGTTAGATGTTACTACTACCTTTGATTGCGAAAGCACACAATTTGGACAATTAATAGTACAAGACACAACGGATTATAACGGTCAAGAAATCACTTCAAGAACAATATCGGTATGGTATCCAAACGGGCTTAACCCCGCACCCGAAACCAACCCCGAAACTACTTCATTGTCTAGTTTGACGATTAATAGTTTAGCAACGGGAACGTGGACGTACTCACTTGTAAGTAACGTAACGGTTACGCAAGTAGACGGGCTTGTTTACACTTACTCTGAAACTAAAACGGCGGAGTTTGTAGTATCTTGCGCGGGTACTCTATGCGGTTTAACACCTTGTATAGCGAGTATCTACGATAAGTTCCAAGCTAGTTATGTTCAAGGCGTAGATAGCGGTCTAACACCGCTTATTTTGAATGTCCTTCAACTTGTGACTTTAGCCAAAGAGTACAAAACTTGTGGTGATTTAACTAATTATGCGGCTACTGTTTTGCAACTAGAAACTATCTTGGATGAAAGCGGATATTGTAATTGCGGTTGTTGCGATGAAACTAACACTCCACAATGGATAAACAACGCGGGATTCTCGGCACAAACGGTTCTTCAAGATTTGTACGACCAAGTTCAAGCGTTAGCGGCTTCTGCCTCTTATGGAGAAACGACGTTGTTCCAAGCCCCACAATTTTACGGTTACGACGATAGTTTTAACAACCCTCCTTTGGCTTTCACTAATATAGCGGCGATAACTATTCCAGCTTCTTATTTGGATTATCCAACGGTAGAGGGAGCGTTTGGTTCAAAAGCTATTGAGATTCAATTAAAAGCAGAAACATTAAGCACGGGTGGTCAAGCAAGGGTAACTTTGGTAGATGGCGACGTTGCTTTGTATAGCAGAAACTTTGGAATAACGGACGAAGGAGTTGAACTAACTACTAAACTTGTAATTAGAAACCAAAAGGTAGGTACTGATATGTTGACTTGGGTGCTTCAAAACACAACTTACAATAATAGGGTGTTAGAATCAATGGAGTCTGAAAGTTTTAATCCGTTCTTTACTAATATCTTGGCGAGTGGTGACGACTTAGTTCTAAATTTCACTCCCGTTCTTGCGGGTGCGGCAGCAAAGACTTCTTACACCAACTTGAAAATTTCAGCACTTAAATCATTGATATAATGCTCAATTTAGGGGATATATACACAAGGGTACTAGAGATACTCAATAAAGACCAGTACGGGGCGTATGTAACCCCGTACAACTTCAATAACACTATATCTTGGGTAAACATTATCAAGATGAATGAGTTGTTGAAGGTGTTTGAAGAAAAGAGGGAGATTTCCCGCGACCTTCAACCGTTTATTATTACTCTAGGCAGCCCCGATTACCCCGCTATCACCTTAGATTCTTATGGCTATGGAGAATACCCCGAAGACTACTACTACTTTGCGAGGTCAAGTTATATGCAGTACCTTAATAATTGCGGAGGATTCTCGTCCAACGCAAGAATGGTTCAGTTCATTGACCAACAAGATTTCAATTACCGAATTTCAACCGAACTACTCGCACCTACAATGGACAATCCAATCGCAGTAGACGAGAATGATAAGTTCTTGGTTAGACCTCTAGGTATTCAATCGGTAGCTTTTACGTATGTAAAGAACCCGACCAATCCTAATTTCGACTACGACTTGATTGACGGAGTAGTTGTTTACTTGCCGCCTAATGAAGTACACGTAAACTCTTCTGTTTTACCCGCTGGCACACCAAGTCAAAGTGTGGAGTTTGAGTATCCTTTGGCGGTGTATAACGATTTGGCTAATTTGATTATCCAAGACTTCTCTAAGAAGATACGTAGTGAATTTACCTTACAAACCTCACCAACTACACAAGGACAATGACGAAAAGAGTATTGATAGAACTTATACAGAACAGACTAGCGGGTGGTGATGCTCCCGCCGACGTTCAAGGTAAATACCCTAAACAAGTAATAGATAGGCTTATTGCTTTGGTGTACGCGGATATAGCGACTCAAAACAAGAAGAAAGTCCGCAATATGGCTTTGTCTTATACGGCAACGGTAGTTACTTCTAACAATACTTACTACGTAGTTCTTCCAGTTAAACCACTTAATCTTTTGAATGGGGTGGTTTGGGTTACGGGGCTAAATGGGGAGTTTATTCCAATAAGCAACGGACTAGAGCAAACGAATATAATGGCTAAGATTATGCCTTTTGTAACGTGTACGGCAAAGAATATAGTAGAGAATAAATTATACTTTAGTTCCGACCCTAATACTACTACCGTTACTTTAGATATTCTTCCTGACTTTGCTAATTTGGGTGAAGATTCAAATGTGTGTGTAGAGGGAGTGGAGAGTGAAATCTTCTCAATGGTTATGGCTAAGATGCGTGAGAACGTGAGTCAGTTAGAAGAAATTTACAACAATAAAGTCGCTGATACGGATAAACCAACACAACCCGCTAAATAATGGACGCTGAAAAGACAATAGGAAATATAGTATTGAGTACGATAAACCGATTAAAGAACTTCGGGGTATCTACTACGGATTATATGGATATTTTAGAGGTAGCAACTTCTTCTTATTCCGAGAAGATGCAAGGCTTTAATATGCCGTCGGTTATTACTATTGAAATTCCTATCAATTTAGCGAATAGGGTTTGGAACTTACCGTCTGACTTTGTAGCGTTAGGAAAGGTTGGTTATCGTGACAACAAAAGAATATGGACTTTAACGCAAGACGACACTTTAGATTTAACGGATTATCCCGAACCTTGTGAAGCCCCAACAAATAACCTAGCGCAGACAAGCGGTGGAGTACCAAGTTACGCTTGGGGACAATACACAAGATATGGAGAGGGCGGAGGTAAGAACGTCAATTATTACAGAGTAGACTGGCAAAGAAGAAGAATATTATTTAGCGAGAGCATTCCGATAGGTTTGGGAGTAATTGAGTATTTGAGTATGGGTAGGAACGTGAATGAAGATACGTTTGTACCACTTGCTTACGTGGATGCTTTTAGAAATTTGTTGATGTGGAAATGTGCGGAGTTAAGCGATAACGAAAGATTGTTTAGTATGAGCAAGGACTACGAAAGACAATATAAGGAAACTGTTTGGGACGCTAATATTCTTGCTAAGTCACCGACAGTCAGTGAGTTACTAGATAATTTATACAAAAGTTCGGGTTTTACGCTCAGATAAGTCAATGCGTTATGTATTTTGTAAAGCTATATACTTGCTTTTATCACTTACTCGTAAAGCTATCTATTAACTTTTCTTGGCTTGTTCACTTTCCTTGAACATTGCATCTTTGTGAACAGATTAGAAACTTGCGTGTTATCATAGATAAAGAGAGGGTGTTTAACTACGGTTAGCACCCTTTTTTTATTATCTTTGCTCAAAGAAATTCCCAATGAAAGAAAGTCAAGAGTCGTTCTTCTACGGCGGTATAGACACCGATAGCACCGAAAGAGCAATAGCGCAAGGAGATTATAGAACCGCCCTTTACGCCCGTAGCGGTAACGCATCCGAAGGTGAAGATGGTGCGCTAGTATCAATGACGGGAAACCTTCTTTATGAGAACGGGGATTTACCAGCGGGTACTAATACCATTATAGGGTCTTGCCCGTGGGTGGAAGCAAACTCAATTATTTTCTTCGTACACAACTCAAACGACGACCATTCTATCTTTCAGTACGACACTACTGACAATACTTTTACTTTAGTTCTAACGGACGCGCTTCTCAATTTGCAAATAGCGAATAAGATAGTAGGCGCAAGGGTGGTGAATGGAATTTTATATTGGACGGATGGTTACTTCGAGTCTTACTTGAAGAACGTAGATGGTATATGGCAGTTCAATCCTCCGAGAAATCTAAACATTCAAGCGGCAATAGATGGCACGTACACGACTACCGAGCAGTTGCTAGACTTCATAAAATACCCTTCTTATACTTCAAATGATTTGTTGGAATTTGATAGTAGTGGAGATTCAAACAAACTGTACGGGTCGCTCTACCAATTTTCGGTTCAATGGGTGTACCAAGAGAACCAAGAGAGTACGTGGTCGCCTATCTCTAAGCTAATAGTGCCGCAAGAGTGGGAGTTTATAAGCGGAAGGAACTATTTAGACCCTAACGCCGATAACGTGTTAAATCTAAGCATTCCGACGGGTAGCGAGTTAGTGAAAACTATTCGGGTTGCGGTAAGAAACTTGAACAACGGTCAATTCGGAATATTTACGGAGCTGGACAAGACTATTTTGGGTATAGCAAATGACACGACTTACCCCGTAGTATTTGACGGCAACAACGCTATTAAACCGTTAGGCTTGATGGAAACATTAAGGGGTTATGATAGAGTTCCGCAAGTGGCTGACGACTTAGAGAAATTGCCTACTAATCAAATTGCTTTTGGAAACTTTGTAGAAGGTTACGACCCGATTGAGATTAGCATAGTGGCTGAAAGAGTTTTAGAGGAAATAAGAGGTACTACGATAATGACACCTAGAGTGGCTTATCAATGGTTAGGGGGTATAGGTGATACATTTGATATTATCAATCAAAGCAGTTTGCTGGCGGGCGCGGTTTTTCCTTATCAAGAAGGCGATATTTGCGTTTTTACTTTTAAAAATAATCCGTCTTTAGGTGGTGGATTAACCGAGACCTTCACTTACACCGTCACACAAACGGATATGGTGGCGGTTAGTGGATTAAGTGTTACGGATGCGACTGAATATATTATTGAAACAATCGGTGATGCTTTAGCTGCTTATTTAATAACGCAAGGCTATACGGTAACAACAAACCTAGTTACTTCGCCTATTAAAATGGAGTTAGATATTAGCCCCGCTTTAGTAGTTCAACCGCTAACATCGATGGGTTCTCTCTATCCAACGAGACCTAAGAAATCATTAAAAAAAGGGGCAAGACACGAGTTTGGAATACAATACTACGATAGGGGGTTAAGAAGCGGCGGAGTGCTTACTAATAGCGATATGAATTTAGAAGTCCCATTCCCGTCACAAGAAGATTTTGCAACTTTTGCAGACACTCATAGCCCTTATACAGTTTATCCTAGATTAACGATAAGTCACAAACCCCCCGAATGGGCGGAATACTACCAAATAATGACTAGGAAGGTAACTAATATTCGTGATTTTCAGTACCGAACCGTTACCGACCTAGCAACCGACCCTTCCTCTCCTAATCTTTATAAATTAAGCCTAGACAATTACTATGAAACGGCTTATGGTGCTAATATCAATCACCAAATTCAAGTAGGTGATATTGTAAGGGTAGTAACCGATAGCGCTTCTTTTGTTCAATCCTTACCCGCTTATGCAAATGGATATGTCGAGTTAGAAGTTTTAAGATACGATGCAAGTGGTGGTGTAGGTGGTCAAGAAGCGGTGTGGGTAAGATTATACGACTACCAAACTATCAATAGAGAAACTACGGGTTTCTTAATTGAAATCTACACCCCTAACTTACAAACTATTGAAGAACCGTGGTTTGAGATAGGGGAGATTAAAAGGATATTGAACGCAAGTACCGACACAAAGGCGCACGAAGGTCAAGACTACTTTATAAAAATAGTTACCCAAGCTGGAATAGGTAATAACGTGTGGGTTGTTGAGGGGAATTTAGACTATTTAACGGTTTCTCCATTTACCCTTACGTTTACACCCCTAGTTGGTTTGCCATTAATTACGGTAGCAACCGACGCGGTTTACGACCCCGCAACTAACACAACAACGATTACTACTGCGAACAATGCTACTCTAGCTTCATACCTTAGTATGAGTTTTAGCACCGACCAAACTGACACTACTAACGCCCTCTTGAACCTAGACTTTGGTGATGTGTACGTTAGACCTAGACTATCTCAAAGAGTAAACACGAACTTAACGGTTGATTCTATTTGGAGGTTCTACGTGGAAGACCCAAGCGTTTCCGACTACTACCTATCACAAGCAAGTGACTACGGGCGCATAGGTATTCAAAACGCTAATTTCAAAAGAACTCAACTAAAGGCGTCTGTTCTTCACGGTGGCTCATTCATAGACAATACCACTCAAAATAATATTTGTTCTTTTGATTTCGACGTTCTTAACAAAGTAGACCTAGACGAACAGTTCGGTCAAATTACCCGAATAATAATTAACGGATATACCCTAAAGGTCTTACAAGAAAGAAAGGAAACAAGCATTTACATACAAAGAACTTTAGCGGTAGGTGCGGATGGTCAAAACCAACTCTCCTACTCTCCGAGAAACCAAACATTCGGTGGTGTTAACCCTTACGACACGCTCTACGGAACTATCCACAAGACAAGCGTAAGAGTGGTGGACGGACAATTATTCTACTACGACTTCCATAGCGGTGTCTTTATTCGCTCATTAAACAACGGGCAACAAGATATATCGGATGGAGAGTTTAAGTTCAATAAAAGGACTTTAGAACTAACCCAATTCGTACAAGCGGGTGCTGAATTAAATAGTGCTATCGACTCATTCAATAACGAGTACCGTTGCTACTTTATTCAAGGGGAAACTGCTATCGGAGCGGTGTTTAATTACAAAGACGGCAGATGGAGAAGTGAGGTGGACTACTTCCCCGAATGGACTGAAAATCTAGGTTTCTACTCGGTAGAATTTCTAGGCGGGGAGTTATATGAAAGTAACGGTGGCGACCCTCTTGACTTCTTTGGTGTGCCAAGAACATTCTCGGTAACAAACCCCTTCAATGCAGTACCTAATTATATGAAAGTACCATTGAATCTAGGACTGCGAATTAACCAAGCCCCGACTGTCGAGATAGATGTAAGCGCCCAAGCAAGTTATAGCGCAATGAAAACCACTATCGCAAACACTCTATTCAAGTTGTACGAAAACGGCTATTGGAGTGATGTAACTAGGGATGAATTAAACGTAGCGGCTGGTGTTCCATACTTGAAAACTACGGAACTAGCGAGGGTAAACGGTAGGATATTGAGGTGTTATAGTTCGCTACAAAAGATAAGTGTTACGAGTAGTGAGAGGGTGATACTGTTTAGCATAAAGGTTAGTTATGTGCCAAGTGAAAGTGTGGAGTGATAATTAAGATATTTTGGCTTTTCTGCTAACCAACTTGCTATACATTTGCTCAAAATAATTACACAAATGGCAAAAAAGAAATTCCCTTACATTCTTATCAAAGACGCTAAGAATGGCTTTAGAACGCAACTTGTTGCTGGCAATGGTGAACCGTTAATGACTAGCGAGGTGCTTGAAAGTCCGAAGGCGGTGAAGGTTAATTTGGTGGCGGTGTATAGAACGGGTTTGTCGCAAATGTTTAATTCTTGTACTTCGGATAAAGCGATATTTGAAACCTACGTGGATTCTATTGATGCAAGGTATGAAGGCAAATCCGAAGCCATTTACAAGCTATTCAAAATAGTGAAACAAACGAACTAATTTCACGAAAGATGAAACGAAACCACTTCTTGATTGAGGTGGTTTTTTTGTTTTAATAAGTGTGCGGTGAAGTGATTAAACAAAGAAAGAACAGAGAAAAGCAAGAACCAACAAACGTAAAGAGAGAAGAAAGAAAAGCCCCTAGTCGAAAAGTATATTCTCCGCCCCTAAAGAGGCATTTACTCGTTCCAACAATCGTTTCTGATTGAAGTTTGGTCATCTTCCTCACCCTTGACTGTTGGTGTCCTAGATATGTTCTAGGTCTTTCGTTTGTCCCTCTACTTCGTTGGTCTAGGTAACTAAAACAAAAAACCCGCTATTTGCGGGTCAATGCTATTGCAAGATTAAATGATTACATCTGCTTGCGGGTTCTTTGCCTCTTTCGAGGAATTTCATTGCGCGAATGTAAGCACTTAAATATCCAATAACATTGACCGTTACAAAGATATGTGAATTTTTAACATTTGCAACAAAATTTTGCTTAAATTTGTATCTTAAATTTGTTTATTATGATTACGCCCCTAGCTCTTGCTGCGATAAGTTCAATTCCCGCGATTACGCAAGGAATTACAGGTCTCGTGCAATCACAACGTTCCAAGGACATTTTAAAGAACTTGGAACGCCCTACATACAATATTCCCGAAGCAAAAACCCAAGCGTTAAATCGCTCAAAGAACTTAGCTTCGTCAATGAATATGGCGGGACAAGCAAACGTGGAGCAACGGCTTGACCAAGCGAGTGCAAACGCCTTGTACGACATTAACCAAAATTCGTCAAGCGGAGTAGAGGCACTAGCGGCTTTATCGGGAGTTTACTCTAACCAAATGGGACAAGAGAACCAATTAGGTTTGAACGCCGCCCAAGACTACCAATTACGTCAAAATGCGGTGTTAGGAGAGTTGAATAAGTATGCGGAATATCAAGATAAGGCGTGGGATTACAATGTGAACCAACCGTTTCAACAGAAAGCAGCGGCGGCACAAGCACTAGGTGAAGCTGGAATGAGAAACAAGTACGAGGGAATGAAGGGAGTAGTTGGCGCGGGAGTGATGGGGATGAAAATGCAAAACGCAAATGAGGATAATGCGGCGTGGTTAAAAGCGTTTCAAGGCAACCAATCTTCTTTATCCGCAGATGCATTGACTCAAAATTATTCAGTAAATACGCCTAAAAGCACACAAGAGTTTGCCAATAGTTTAGCAAACGCTACTTCGTTATCTAAGATTTTGAACCCAAATATTACGGGCTACAATCAATACGGTCAACCTCAATTTGATAACGGATTAGGCTTGGGAAAGCCTCTTGGGGTATTGCAGAATAAGGCAATGAATACCCCGCAAGTAACGCCTAATGTTATTGAACAACCAAGTATTGCTAAAATAGCTCAAAAAGAAGCGCCTTTACTACCTCAAAAGCCAATGACTGCTGAAATAATAACTAAGGCGCCCGAATTATTAAGCGTGGTTGGCAAGAGTAATACTGCTAATGCCCCGCAAGTAGCGCCTAGTGTTATTGAGCAGCCCAACATTACTAAGATTACACAAAAAGAAGCGCCTTTATTGCCTCAAAAACCAATAACCGCTGAAATGGTAGCTAAAGCGCCTGAATTGTTAAGCGTGGTTGGCAAGAAAGATTCGCCTATTATTTCTCCAATAGAAAGTAAGTCAAATGTTAATGGTTTGGGCGGTTCTTCAAAAGCGCCGCTAGAAATTATCAAGTCGTCCCCTTCGCTTCAGAAGTTTGCGGAGCAGGCGTCGACAGACCCTATGAAAAATAGAGAGCTGGCATACCAAGAGGTTCACGATTTAATAACAAGCACAGACAAGTTTAAATCAGAAGGTCCTGTCAACCCTACTCTTTTACGCGATTTTTCGGGGATGCGTATAGAAAGAGATAACAAGGGTAATATGAAGTACGAGTGGGTAAAGGATTCTAAAGGTAAATGGGTGATGCAAGATTATGACCCAACAGCAGGTAGGGATAGCGAGATTGCTTATACAGACGCGCACGGAAACTTTGTACATCCCGAAGACCCTATTAGAGTATTAGAAGACTTGGGAACTATATACCACGATAATTGGAAAAAAGCAGACGGCTCGTTAGACACCGAGGCTTTAGATAAGCTAAAGAAGATAGGCTTCA